AATAAGAATGAATAAGCATATTACTATGCTTAGCTACTATCTGCTCATGACCAGCTAAGAATATCATTGACGCGCATGAATGAGCATCATGTTCTAATATTGTAACAACATGAGCACTTGTATTGAATATAGCATTAATAATTTCTATAGCTATATAACAATATCCTCCAGGACTATTAATATGTATATATATTTTATCATTCTGACCAGCATCTCTGAGAAGCTTAAATAAAGGCATGTAGTCACTATACTCTTCTATACCATTAAATAACTGTACATGATAATTAAATGTCTTTATTTCATCTACCTGTATTACACAATTAGGTTTTTCTACTCCATTCGGAGATATTCCATTAATAACTCTCTTATTTGAAGATTGAGTTATCTTATCGGCTAAATCTGAACTAGGACTATAATACCTTTTATTAATCATATAACTCCTTAATTATTAACCTTTTAAAATACTATTTATCATATACATATTAATATAACAATTATTATCTAATTGTATACTACTTTTTACTTCAAATACATTTTTATCAGTTAGTGATATATATACCTCTTCAGTATCTAATAAATTAAAAGCTTTAAAATTATCTATTGTAGTAGATACAGTTTTACTAACATCACCAAATATTAATTCTCCAATAGGAATACCAATAGAATCACTTAATGTATTATTTTTATTATCAATTTCCGCTACAATAAAATTATTATTATTTTTAGAGAAGTATAATTTAGATTCGGAGGAATTAGAAAATATTACATTATTTTGAGATATTATTTGTTTAATTTTTTCTCTAGTGGTTTTAAAAGTATATATTGGTTGTAATTGAATATTTAGAGCTTTACTTATATATTTTTCTATAATATCACTTTTAGCTACTTTTAATTTAAAATTAACACTATTATTATACATAATAAATGTATTATTAAATTCTAAATCACATTCATTAATATTTTCTGTATCTTTAATAAGAGATAGTACTCTAGCTAATTTAGTAATTTCCTGAAAACAGAAAGAGCAGTCAGTTTCTTTAGATATTAACGCATTTGTATTTAATGATAATCTAATTGTTTTATTATCACTAATAGTATAAATCTTTGTTTCTGTAGTACTTATTTCAAATTTACAGCTAGGAACTAGTTTAGAAGCGCAATTAATAAAATCTATAAAACTATCTAAGTTAGTAATTCTTAATTTCATCTATAACAAACCTCATTTAATTTTAATTTAGGTCGTAATGTTATAAAAATAAAAGGGGATATATAAAATATCCCCTCTATTTAAATTTAGTTACTTATTATTATAATCCTTTTCCACCTGCTGAAGAATGTTTTCGATATTATCCATATCAATTACATCTTCATTATTTTTCTTAGTAGAAGCTTCTTCTGATTTAATCTCAGATGGAACATTCTCTTTAATACTACTAATAATACTCTCTAATTCTTCTACAGCTTTATTACTAGATTCACTAACAGCTACAGTTTCATTAGAAGAGGATATTACGTTTGTAGATACCATATCAGGCTCTACCATCAACTTAGCAAACTCACTAAGTTGTTCAGGTGTGGATGATGTATAAAAATCCTTATCAAAGTTTAATTCATTGAACTGTTTTTCAATTTCTTCTTCAGATATATCTATCTTAGAAGTATTTCTTGAAAATGAAGTATCATAATTATTAAACTCACCTACTTTAGTAACCTGAATACTAAGTGTATAACCATCATTAATATCAAATGCTTTAATTCCAATAGCATCATCATTAATGATCTTTTTCTTAGTCTTTTTATCGTAGATTACTCCAAAAACTTCCTTCTTAAGAAAATCCTTAATCTTAACACCAAATCTGATAATCTTTACCTTACCATTATTTTCCTTCTTAAGAGGATCATTAATAACATAAACAACAGCATATCCATTAAAAGCACGCTTAAATTTATTATAAATTTCACCCGCTGATGGAGATGTCTTAATATTCTTATAAATAGGACCAAGTTTAGAACAAGTAGTACAGCTACTAAATCCTTCCTTAGTCTCGTCTAGAAGATATTCACTTGTCGGACATGTTATCCATGAATAAGTCTTCGTAACCTCATCATAAAAGGCATGTGTGTTACGAAGAATAAATGGACTCTTTCTAGAACTACCTTGAGAGATCTTATATAGAAGTCTAAATCTATAAGGTTCTGTAGCACCTTCTTTAAAATGTATAAATCTAGGATCTTCTGATAGTTTACTAGCGTTCTTACTACGATTATCGGCTTTAGTGTTTTCTTTGTTTCTAATTTCGTCGAAGAGATTCTTTAAATCATTCATTGTTTATTCCTTGTTTTTCGTTGACATTCGTTGATTTTAATTCATTGTTAGTTTAATTGTTTTTCGTTGACATTCGTTGATTATTTTTAATTTATGTTTTTATTTCTTCTTTTATATTATTCTCCTTTCTATTCTCTTTTATTTTATTTATACAAGAGTCAGCTAACTTAAAAAAATTATCAGCAATAACTCTAACTCGTTCACTACGAATAGCTTGCTGTCTAGCTACTTTCAGTTGATCCTCTATATTAAAAAAATACTCTTCTATAACATCTTGAGGATAACTATGTTTAATAATATCATATATATCTGGTATAACTGATAAGAGAAATATACTTACACTTCCACTAGAAAAATGTTTAGCTAAAATAGGTATAAGATATTTATCCTTTTCGAAATAATCATTTATAGTAAGATTATTATCAGCACAATAATTACATATAAATTTAAGATTATCTATAATTAGAGGCTGAACATCTGCTGCATTATCTTTAGCTGTATTAATAATATTTACATAATTCTTATAAATTTTTATAGATTTAGGATGATGTAAGATACTAGGATCAAATTTATTTTTATAAAAATCTATAAGAGCTGATATATATATTCTATAATCTATATGATTACCAGATCTATAAATTATTTCAGCTAATTTCTGAAAATGAACCCAATTAGGATTATCTTTATGTTTTTCAAAATTAGTGACACGTCTAGGATAAAAATTTTTAGTTATAAAAAATGTCTGCTTATGATACTCATTATAAATCAGACATGTTAATTCATAAATTTTATTTTTTTCTTCTGATATGTTTTCTGACATTTTTTATCTTCTTTATTGATTTACGAATCTTATTATTTACTAATTTAGTATTTTTTAAACTCTTTTTAGTATCTTTAGAAGTTTTCTTTTCTACTTTTTTAGAAGATCTTTTATTAGATTTATTAACTACTTTTACTTTCTTTTTTATTTTTAAGTTATTTTTCTTATCTATCTCTTCTTTTATACTCCTCTTTATAAACTGATCAGCTACAAAAGAGAGATTTCTAACATCTCCATTACCAAAAAGATAATTAGATTTAATAAAGTCTAGTAGATGAGAATTAAATATTTCTGAATGTATAGCTGTAGCATATTTAATAAATTCTTTAAAATCTATATTAAGAATACTTATAGTATCTAATAACATACTAGGTGATTTGATAATTATTTTTAATTTATGAGCTAGCTGATCAGCGGTTATTTCATATTTATTTAATATAACACTTGTTATATGTTCATTATCTATATTTTGAATAATATTATCTGTCGTGTTCATACCAAACTTATACATAGATGCTGTCATATTTTCTCCTAAATATTATCTAGTTCACCTAGATCACTGACTATTTGTGAACTAGTATCATTTTTATTTTCTTCTGTAAAATCTTTTATTCTTAAGGTATTGTAGTCTATATGAAATTTTAAATGCTTACCTATAAATCCTCCGAATCTATTTTTTAATATTTTTAGATTATATATTCCTAATTCTCTATCACCTTCTTTTTGATAAATTCCCGCAAAAAAGTCAGCGGTATGAGCTAATCCCATAGATTCACTTACACTATCTAATTCTGGATCTGTATTATTAGTACCTGATCTATTACTTTGAGTAGCACTAATAACTGGTAAATGATATCTATAACTTAAAGCTCTTAAATCTCTTGAAACTTCTCCTACTCTTTCATACATATTATTAAAATTTTTATTATTAGGTAAAACTAAATTAGAATAATCAACTAAGAGAGCATTAGGTTTACGTTTTAACTTTTTTATAAGTTTATCTATATATGTAACTATATTATGACAATTTGTACTATTAGGTGGAAATTCTTTTACAATTAGCTTACTTTCACTATGTAATAATTTAAAACTATCTATTTTCTCTTTTAATTTAGGTATATTATAATTGATAGTTCCTATATCTAGATTAGACAATCCTGCATCTATTCTTGTACAATACATATCTTCAGACATTTCTAAAGATATAATAAGGGGAAATAAATCCTGATATATATAATTAATAGCTAGATTACCTAATATTAAACTTTTACCTATTCCAGGCTGACCCATGAAAATTACTAAACATCTTCCATCAGTAGGAAATCCACCTTTAGTAATACTATCTATTTGTTTATATCCTGTACTAGTTACCGATTCAGGATTTTGTAGATAGTCTATATGCTTATCGAACATATCAAAATAATCGAAACCAATATCTGTATTCAGAGATATATTAATAGCTTTTTCTAATTTAGTAATACAAGTGGATACGTCTTTTTTATTTTCTATAATGTCTATATTATCAAATATAGCATAGTATACACTTTTATTTTTTAGGAATTCTATTATATTTTCCTGAACAAACTGCTCATCCTGACTAATATTGATATTAAGAGAGTTATTTAATTCCGAACTTAATTCAACTGAAGATATTTCCTTATGATCCTGACAGTATTTCTTAAAAATAAGTTCTAATACATCTTTAGATGGAGACTTATCATATTTTTTATAATATGTAGTTATAATACTTAGTATTGTAGCTATATTCTTATTATCAAATAATCTCTTATCAAAAGTATCTATAATTAAAGAATTATAATTACCGTCTGTAAAAAATTTATTTAATATTATTTGTTCAATTGTATTATCTGGTAGCTGATACATTTATTTTTGTTCTTTTTTCTTTTCTTTTTCTTTTTAAAGATACTGTCCCAATTTTTTCTGAATAATTTACCGTCACCTCTTACTTTACTACCTTTTCCATTCTGAACTGTATTTAGCATTTTATCTTCGTACTTATCCAGTCAGGATGTTTAAGTTGAGTAGTAAGACTATTACATATAACTTCCCAATGTTTTAATTTATGATCTTTACGCTGTAAATAAATAGTACGAAGAGCTTTATAATTTGTAGCTATTATTCTTCTTTGTAAGAACCCCATAGGTAGTTCGTTTGTGATGAGATCTATATTTTTAGAAAAATTAATAAGTTGATTTAAATAATTTAAAGTATTATCTTTAATAGGAGAATCGAAATCTGATTGAGTTAGATCTCTATTTAAAATAGTATGCATTTTAGATTCTGATTGTTTAGACATACCAACTCTATATGTGTCAAACTGACTCCATACTTTTTCAGGTAATTTTATATCTAACCATACACTAATTGATTCTAGAAATTTATTATGACCGCCATCCATCTTAGCTAGCTTATCAGCTAACTTTTCTAGTTTATCTTTATCTTCTCTAGATATGTCTTCAATATTTTCATATTTAGAAGTTAGAGATTTATTTAATCCTAGACCAAATAATGCTATATCTTCTCCACATTCTCTAATAACTTTAACTTTAATCATAGTACTCCTAAAAATACACATATAGAGATGATTAGTTTCTATATGTGTATATTATTGTTTATTATATATTAATAGGATTATCTTCTAAAATAGTATCATTAGAAGAATTAGTAGTGATTAAATTTTCTGATGTATTAGTAGGAGAATCAGTAGACTCTTCTTTAATAACTTCAGTATTTAATACAGCTATAGCCTTAGGAGGACGACCTCTACGTTTAACTACTTCTTGAGCTATTTCAGGAGCTACATTGCTTAACTTAGTAGTTAATTCTTCCTCTGTAGTATTTTCTGTAACCGAGTTAAGAACATTTTCTACAGCCTTTTCTGTCTCTTCAGCTTTAAGAAGTTCTTCTCTACTATAAGACATATCCTTCTGACTACGTTCATCTAACTTATTAATAAAAGTATCCCAAATTTCCTTATTTTCAATAAAGTCAGCTAAGCGAAGACTCTTATCTGAATAAGATGGTATTTTATAATAACCACCATTCTGCTCAATAAATCCATACTGAATAGCTACATCAACTAATCCAGCATAAGGATTAGAACCTTCAGAAAAATCTATATTAATTACAGTTTCATAAAAGGGTTTAATAAGTCTATTCTTACATGTAAAGAATTTAAGATTAGTACCCTTATAATAAGATGTCTTGTCAGCACTCTCATCTTTATCTAGATTTCTAGCACATTGTATATTAACAGTACCCATAAACTGTAGTCCTAATCCACCAGGCTGATTTTTAATTTTACTTGTAAACATTGCTGATGGATCTTCATAAACGTGATTTAGAAAAATAATAGATACATCTGACTTGAGAGCTGGTATAGTACACGCTTTAACCATGTTATTAATCTGCTTAGCTTTACCACCCATATCTGATACTTGCTTACCTTTATCAGCATCAGAAAGTAATTTTTTAGCTACCATAGCTCCTATACTATCAACTATACATAGAGCTCTGAAATCCGGATTAGCTAATTTTTCTTCTACTAATGCATTATAGGTAGCTATAATTTTAACTGTAGCGTCTTCAACACTCTCAATTAAAATCTGATCAATCATATTAGGATCACAACCTTGACCTACATACATATCCTTAACAGCTCCACCTTCACTATCAAAGATGAAAATATGATCATACTTATGTTTATTAAGAGCGTTAGCTGCTACTTTAGCTGCAAGTAGACTTTTACCAGAAGCTGACTCACCAGCCATAATAACTACACGTCCACTAGGTATACCTTTATATATACTACCTGATATAATTCTATTTAAATTATAATCACCGGTATCTATGTAATTACTTACAGTACAGTATTTACTTTCAGCAAAACTTACAGCTCCTGTTTTCTCTCGAATATTTTTTAAAAAATTTTTAGAGATAGACATTATTTAGATTAACTCCTTTATTTCTTCTATTTTGTTTATTTAATTTAGATATATTTAGATAAAATTAATATGCCTAGGATTAGCTTTAGCTATATAGTTTATAAATTCATTTTTACTTTGATACATACAAGGTATGTTACATAATACATTAGCTTTATGATTTTTATAAAACTCTTTACGTTCGTTACTATTCCATAATTGTTCGAAGGATTGATCTTTAATAGATCCTATTAAACCCTTTTTATTATAAGCTAACATACAGCAAGTATATACATTATAATCAGCAGCTATATATACTTGCAGATCTTTTATTCTACAAATATCATATTTCTGAGATCCTTCAAAATTATCTTTTATTCTGTCATTAAATAAGTTAAATACTGTATAATTATCATCACTTAATGAAGCTGCTTTAGATGATAAGTCTTTAGCCTCATCTATAAAATCTTTAAAATAATCATATTTTTCTGGAGTAAAGGCAGCGGATATTCTAAAATTATTAACACCTAAATCTTTAAAAAGTTTCGCTGCATCATATATTTGTCTATAATTTTCTCTCTCTACAACAAATCCTACTCCAATAATACTATTTTTATTATACTTAACTAAAGATTTAATATTGTTAATTACTTTATCAAAACAATTAATACCTACTCCCCTTAAATTAGAATATGTGTCTCTATTAGAACAGTCTACAGATATTCTAACCCATGAACTTTTATCTCCTAATAATTCACATAAATTATCGTTTAAAGCTAAACCATTAGATACTAAAGATAATTCTATATTTTTTCTAATATTATATTCAAATATATCTTTAATATAAGGATGTACTAGAGGTTCTCCTCCGCCAGTATATTGTATAGCTTTAACATTTAAACTACTTAGACTATCTATTGTTTCTATAATCTTAGGATAGGATAATACATTTCTTTCATTGAATAGTTGATTAGAAGGAAAATCTTTCATTCTATAAGCACAAAATTTACAATTTTCATTACAAATATTAGAAGGTATTAAATGTACTTGTAATAATCCAGGTTCTTCATTATTTTTTAATTTATTAATTCTATCTAAATGATGCACAATTTTAAAAGCACTATATTCATCCCTATTAATCATTATACAATCCCCATATATTTTATATTATAATTTAACTATAGATTCCACTTTTTCTTATAATAAAGTCTATTAATCTCTAATAAATCTCTATTTTGATAACCTATTTCATGGCTTATATGATATACATATGGATCATCTATAGATTTGATTGGTATATTATTACGTTTAACAGTCAATACAAAATCATTATCTTCATATCCAATACCGCCAGTTTTACTATAACCTTCGTCAAATCCCCCTATCTTTAGATATAAATCTCTTAATATACAGGAGCAGAAGTGATATTGAGCATTTCTATGTAAAGAATGCTGATACCAAAAATCTCTAGAATGAAATATTACTTTATCATATTTAGTTTCATTAGTATTAGCACAATCAACTAATAGACATCCAAATACAGTATATATACTTTCGGTCATATATCTATCAGCGTAATCTAATATATTTCCTATATGAGCACATTCAGGATTTGTTAAAATTAAATATTTACCTGAAGCATTGCTTACTCCTAAATTAAATGCACGTGCGGGATTATAAGTATTTAAGTCATTAGCTACTAATTTAATATTAATAATTTTATTATATCTATCTATTATCTCTAATAGTTTATTATGATATTCTATATTATTAATATTTTTTTGATCTTCTACTATAACTACTTCATAATCATTACGTTGAGGATATAAAATAGTAAAACTTAGAAGTGTTATATTAAGACAATCTCTATTATAATAAGGCATTATAATGGAATAATTTAGTTCACTCATCCTTATATTTTAACATATCATTTAGTGACAAAGTACCAAATGTTACAAACCTTTCTACAGTATTTATATACTTATTAGGTAGATGATGAATAAATAAATTTTCTAAATCTTCGTAGGGAAATACTTTTTTAAATCCGCATATAGAATAAGGATCAGTACAAGCGCTTTCCATTAAACCATAGCCACCATGAGTCTGATGAGTTTTAAAATTTCCTGAATTTATACATTTATCTAACTGAGATTTAGTTAATATCCACGAACCCTGATGTAAATTTTGTATAGAGAAATATTTCTTATTATTAATCATTATTTTTTTATTAGTAAAATTAGCTCTCTCTCTATCAAAATTCTTAATCATTACTATGGTATATTTAGTATCGTTATTTGGTTTTAGTTCATATTGAATAAAACCAGTAATATAATTAGTATTATCTAAATTCTCACTTACTTTTAAATATGTGTCAATATTAGCTTGTGTTATTAAATGATCATTTTCGGTATATATAAATAAATCATAGTTATCTTTATTAGATATTACATCCTTTCTATGAAGATAAGCATTATTTTCTCCAATAGAATCACTATTAATTATTTCTGTAATTTTTAAATTATTATATTTATCTTTAATATTGTTATCTAAAGTAGTATATACTATCACATCTATATTAAAAGACATTTTATTATACTCTTCTAAGAGAGTATATAGATGATTCTGCTGTTTTAATCCATAACTAGAAATACATACTAATATCTTCATTAATTATTCTTGTCCTGGCTTAATACAATATTTCCAATGAGTAAAATAATTTATATTAAGATATTTTAATCCATCATCATCTCTTATACACCATACTATATTATTTTCTACTTTCTCTAAAGCCCCTATAAGATACACATCATAACCAAAATTTTCTGAAGTTTTAATAAAAGTATATAAAAATACCTTTTGATTTAATTCAGGATATTCTTTAGATACTCTAATCCACTTATGTTTAGATTTTTCTTTTTCTATAGCTTCATCTATTTTCCAACTATCTTCGGCGTCCATTTAGTACCTCTTTTAATAATATTATTTACAAAATGTTCTATTGACATTCCGTGCTTTTTAATAAATAAGTTTCGACCGTGACCCGTATTACGTATTTTAGAAGTTGATTTACACTGAAAATGATAAACAAGACTAGAACCCACTCCAATAAAATCTCTAACACCAACTTCATACATTCTCATAGCTAAATCAGGATCACTTCCAAAACCTTCTATATATTCTTCACACATGCCATTTATCTGCTCAAACACTGATCTAAATAAAAGATTAGGAGGCCATGTTGATCCATTCACATAACCTTTTATATTTTTTAATTTAGGTATATCAATTAGTAATTTATCATAATCAAAATTACACACATCTAAACCATAATTATTAGGAGATATACAACAATCATTAAATCCGGTAGGCTCTATCATTGTAGAACTTAACCATATCTTCTTTTCATTAGAAAAATATGAATTATAAAAATTATTTAATTCTAAATCCCATTCAGGTAGAGCTACCATATCATCATTCCAATACATGATAATATCTCTAGTAGCTAAGCTATAAGCAGTATTAATAGCTTTACATATGCCAATATTATTTTTAGAAATAGTATATTTAATATTTGTTTGAAATTTTATCCAGTCTTCTGTACCACTATGATCTTCATTTATATGAACTATTATTTCATGAGTTCTAAAATAGCTATTAATATTAAGACTATTAATTAGTAGTTTTAAATATGGTAGACTATTCCATGTAGGAATAATTATTGATATACCTTTATCTATCATTATAACCTATTAAGATATTATTTTAATATAGCTGTATTTATATTTTATTTAATAAACTTATAATTCTATAGAAAATCCTGTTATTCCTCTTATTCCTCCACCAACTGTTATAATTAGAGGTTTAGAAGATCCTAATAGAATTTTTCTAATCTTTTATTTTAATTTTCTTTTTGACATTTAAATATATTGAGATAATTTATAAAAGAATTGAAAGACTCTTCTATATTTCCCTCATCTATAATATTATTATTACGATGTAGATAGAGCCATTCAATTATATTCTTATCTTCAAAAAATTCAAATTCGAGATGATCTACTCCATTATCATAAGCTATTACTACTGACTTACTATCATCGCTAATAGCAATATCAGGCTCATTATTAGTATAATCTATAAGTCTTTCTGTAAATAAATATAAACGACTATATAAATTCTCAGAAATATAATTTCTATCTAAAATACTATTAAGATAATCCTGACTATCCATTAATACCTATCATGTATTATTATTTCCCTTCTTTCCATAAGTCCATGTAATATTAAATACAGATGACCATTTTTTAGTACCTAAGAGTATTCTTCTAATTCTATCTTTTAGAGTTTCATTTTTAATATCATAAAACATATTAGTATCTAAAGGTTGTATTTGTTTTAATTTATCTCTAGATATTAATTGAGGATATAATCGTCGAAGAGTTGGTATATGTGGAAATTTATCTCCAGACATTAGTAATTCTCATCATTTCTCCAATTAATAGTATAGTAATCAGAAAATTTTATTCTTTCTACTTTATAGCCTAACTCTTTAAGTTTAACTATAACTTTAGCTCCTAAATCATCTATATGCACCTCTATACTATCATTACAGTCATTATCATTTTCTAAATAAGCTTTAATCTTATTTAGAATCCTTTTAACCTTAAAATCTACCTCTCTATTAGTATATTCTCTAGCTTTATTAGCTGTAAATTTGAGGATATCATCCTTCTCATCGTAATATTCCATATACTACCTCCATATTAATAAAGCGTTAAAAGATCTATTATGTCCCTGTGGATAGTGATAATTCTCTAATAATATAATATTTAAATTATATTTTTCAAAGTCTTCTCTAAACCATCCACTTCTATGTATCATACCTTCGTCTTTTAAATCAGGATGAGTTTCTTTATCCTGTTTAAGAAAGCCTTCTGGTGTAAATATAATAGTATGTTTAGCCTTTTCAAGTATATTCTCTAATACTTTAAATCCTTCATCCTTTTCAAAATGCTCTATTACATCAAATAGAGTTATGAGATCAAATTTATTATTATCTTTAAATACCTTTTCTATATCAGTTTCCCATATCCAAGTTTTATCTAAGACATTGGCTTCTTGAAAATATTTCTCACACGCTATTTTAGTTTTAGCTGCTTTAAATTTTAAATCATTAACTACAACACCATTACCAGTACCTATATCTAACCAGCTATTAATATTATCTAGATTAATTCTACTATTAACTATCTCAGCTATTCGATTCATTCTTTTTCTTTTTCCATTTCTTATAGTTATTAATACAATTATCTAACTCTATAATTAATCTTTCACACTTCTCTAAATCGATTTTCTTAGTTTTTCTTCCTAATAAGATTAAATCATTTTTCAAAATACCTCACTTGACCAAAACCTTATTAATATATAGTTGTTTATCATATATTTTTATATGATTCCAGTCTCTGTTAAATTTGATATAATTTAATAGAGATTGATATAATTTTT